CGTGCGCAGGCAGTTGGGCGAAGAAGAGTACGAATTTCCCGAGGCAGACATGCCCATGATCGTGACGGCTACTGGGGCCGTCCCCTTGAAAGGACTGGTACCTGATGAGCTCAATGGACCGACAACTCCTGGCGATAGTGGGGCCAACGGCGAAGGGCCACAAGAAGGCCAGCCCCAAGAGCAAGAAGAAGGCGGCGGTGAGCCGAAGGGCGGGGAAGGCGGCTCGACGCCGACTGGTGTAGACAAGGCCGTTCGTGACGACGAGTTGCGCGACTTCGCGACCTTCGTCAAGGCACGCCTCAAGCGCGGGAACTGGCGTGCGTTCGAGTTCGGGACGTTCGACGAGGAGAGCGCCGAAAAGATGAACGAGCGAGGTTATTTCATCGTCAAGGGTGGCGCCCCAGCACCCGAGAACTTCTTCGCCTACTTCCAAGGGGAGGCCGAGCGCCTGGAACGCGGTGAGAATTTAAAAGGGAAGCGGTCGCTGCATAACCTCCCCCACGTCTCACGTGTCGCCGGGAAACATCGTGAGGCACTAGAGGCAGGTCTAGGAGCGGTCACTGGAATCTCAGCGGCGATTGCGTCGGCCCTCGGAGGGGTGAGTGCACACGCGGCGGTCACGTCGAACCTCACGTTCGCCTCGGCTGACATGATCGCGACGTACAGGGCTATCTACGAAGAGGCTGGCGCGGCGGCGTCTGGTGTTGCTTCTGACCAGTTCGGGGTTGACGCGGTGAGTGGTGGACTGCGGCTTCAGGCGCTGCTGGCGCAGATTCCGGCCTCCATCAAGGGCATTGAACAGACCACGATGGACCGGATGATGACCGCCATCCAGGACGGGGTGAACGCTGGTGAGACCGCCTCGCAGATAGCGGACCGCATCACGGCAACGGTGCTCGGGCCGATGCTGAACGGCCAGGCCACGACGATTGCCATGACCGAAGCGAACCGTGCCTACGGCGCAGCGTACTTAGACGCTGCGACATCAGCCGGACAGACCGAGGTCAACTGGGTGTGCGAGGGAGGGAACCCATGCCCCATCTGTCAGGACAACGAGGACGACTCCCCATGGCCGATTGCGAGTGTTCCGAGCTTCCCCGCACATCCCAACTGCCTTTGCTGCTTCACCAGCACGGTCTAGCCTCCGACTTTTTTAGCCAAAGGGCCTTCCTTAGCATTTGAGCGAAGGGAGCCTCTATGACGCTTTTGGATGACCAGTCGAACGACACGCTCTACGCCTTCGTTCCATTCACCTCGAAGGGCTACGACGACGCGGGCGTGTATCGCGTGCGAGGTCTGGCGACTGACGCCTCCCTCGACCTCGACGGCCAACGCTGCGACCCCGAATGGCTCAAATCCGCCATGCCCGAATGGGGCGAATGGGGCAACATCCGCGAGATGCACGGACCCTCGGCGGTCGGCACCAAGACCTCGATGGAGCAGATCGGCAACGGCTGGTGGGTGGACCTCGACGTCATCGACCCGTTGGCCGCGACCAAGTGTGACAAGGGCGTCTACAAGGGCCTCTCGATCGGCATCAAGAACTACGGGCTGGACAAGTCCGCCGGCGCGCTCGCACTGGCCCCCAACGGCATCATCAACAAGGGCGAGATCATCGAGATTTCACTGGTGGACCGGCCGGCCAACCCCAACGCCAAGTTGGAACTGACCAAGATGGTCGAAGGCACGCTGACCAAGGTCGACGCGCCCACGGTCCTCGAAGTCGTCTCGACCGGGGTTCCGTGTGACACCTGTGGCGGATTTGGCAAGGTGAAGAACGAGGGCGGCGTGACGGCTGGCTTCCACACCTGCCCCGACTGCAAGGGGACCGGAACGGGCGGCATCAACATCCGACCCTCCAACGCGGGCGGCGATCAGGACAACGGCGAGGTGGGCGACGACCTGAAGGCCGCTCTCGAACTGGACTCCGAGAAGTTCCTTGAGGCGCTGATCGAGAAGTCCGAGTTGGCCGACCAGATCAAGGCCCTCCTGACCAAGAAGTCCAAGGGAGACCCGGACTGCACGACCTGTGACGGGACGGGGAAGATCAAGGATGGTCACGTCGACTGCCCGGACTGCGTGCAAGGCAAAGCCCTTGACCTGACGGACTACTTCGGCTTCACGGCTGAAGAGGTCGACGACAACCTGAAGTCGGTCCTCGCTGAGGTCGTGAAGAAGGACTACAGCGACGCCGAGCGCGCGGAGATGGCCCGCAACGGCCAAGCAATGGCGAACGGTGGCTTCCCGATCAAGACGGTCGCGGACCTGAAGAACGCCATCCAAGCCATCGGGCGAGCGAAGAATCCCGCCGCCGCGAAGGCGCACATCAAGTCTCGAGCGAAGGCGCTTGGTAGAAGCGACCTCATTCCCGACTCGTGGAAATCACCGGTCGCAGAACTGGCGAAGCAACTCAGTGCCATCTCGGTCCTCAAGAAGGCGGCAGACGGCGACACGTACGTCCACGACCCCGCCGACATCGCCGCCGCGCGCGACCTCATCATCTCATTCATCACCGCCGAACTCACAGAACTGAGCCATGGCGAGGCCGAACTGTGGGACATCAGCGACCTGTTGAGCGTCCTGTCGGGCCTCATGTCGTGGTGGAGCAACGAAGCATGGGGTGGAGAGACTTCTTCGCCCTACGGACAAGGAGACAACATGGACCTGACGACATTGGGCGTGACGCCGGACCTCATCAAGGCCGCGAGCGCCGAGAACGCCACTGACGAGGATAAAAACGCCCTCGCGCAGGCAACCGTGAAGGCATTGGGCCTTGACGACATGATCACATCGGAGAAGTCAGCACGAGAGGAGCTTGGGAAGCAGGTCGCAGACCTGACAGCCAGGCTCGTGAAGGCGGAGTCGATGGCAGCACCACGCGGGATAGCCCTGCGTGCCACCCAGCGCCAGAAGGTACAGGCAGCACAGCGCGAGACCCTGTTGAGCGAGGCCAAGTCGGCTCGTGACAGTGCCGCGTTGTTCTCGAACCCTTCGGACCGCGCCGGGTTCATTGCCAAAGCGGTCGAGCTTGAGACACAAGCCGACCTCATAGAAATCGAAGAGGAGTAACAGTGGCCTACGCCATTCCCAGTCCTCGTGAACTCTTTGCGAGTAACGAGGTCCAAAACTTTCAAGCGTTGAAAGCCGCGCTTGTCGAAGCCGGAACGACCGCGCAAAAGCGCGCGCGTTCGGGCGAAATCGGCTTTCAGCGAGGGGTCGGCATCGTCGAGAACGAAGTGTTCGCGATGCGCGCCAGCCTCATCAAGGCCGGTCTGTCGGCGGACATGATCAAGGAATGGGAACTCGGCAACCCGATCGCCCAGACCCCGATCCAGTACACCGGCATCACCCCCTACAACGTGGAAGGCGCGTTGCTGATGCTGATCCCCAAGGATCTGCACTTCCGCAACTCGACCCCGCGTGAGAAGGGCATCGGGCAGGGCTTGGAATACCGTCGTCTGACCGCGGTGAGCAACTCCGGTGGCTCGATTGCGACCCAGACGCCGTTCTTCCAGAGCGTCTCGAACACCATCAGCGTGAACGGCACGACGCTCAACCGTCCGCCGCTCATCAGTTACGCCGGTGACGCGACGTTCAAGGCGTTCGTCGAGATGGGCTTCACCGACACGGTGAGCATGCAGCAACAGTTCGCCTCACAGGGGTTCACTGACGCCCAAGCCATCTCCATGCTGGCCCTGCTCTGGGCGGACATGCTCGGTGAAGAGCGCGCGATGCTCAACGGTGTCTCGACGGTGCTCTCGATCGTGGGGGCTTCGGCCACCATCGCCGCGGACTCGACGAACACCACGTCGGGACTTCCTTCGGCCACGGTGACCGCGGGGTACATCACATTCTCCACGGCCTACGGTGAGTCCAAGGCCATCACGGCCACGGGAACGCCGACGACGTCCGCGGGCGAAGGTGTGAAGATTTCGGTTGCGGCTGGTTTCCCACAGGGGGCCATCGCGGCGAACATCTACCTGAACTACTCGGGCACGTACTACAAGGGGACGACCGTCATCGTCGGGGTGGGCTCTGGCTCGAACCTCGGCTCGCCGGCGACCTTCGCGACCGTGGCGGCACTCCCGTCGACGTCGGTGGACAACGGCTCGGCAGTCACCTACGGCTACGACGGCGCGATCCAGGAGTACAACAACCCATCACTCGGTGGGTACCAGTTGGCACTTCAGGGACCGCTCTCGACGAGCAATCCGGGAACCGAGTTCGAGACCGCGCTGACGACGCTCTACGTCCAGCAAGGCGCGAACCCTGACGCCATCTACACGACCGGCTCCATTGCCAAGGCGCTCTACGACCTGTTGAAGAACAACGCGCAGAACGTCTCGTACCGCATCAACCTCCAGACCGGCGAGAACGGTGTGGTCATGGGTGGTTCGGTCGGTGGCGTGGTCAACCCTGCGACCAGCAAGATGGTGGACCTGGTGGTCCACCGGTACATGCCCGCTGGCGTGGCGTTGATCCAGAGCTGGACGGTGCCGTGGCCTGACTCGGGCGTCACGTCCTGCATGAAGGTCGTGAACAACGTTGACACGATGGTGATCGACTGGCCGCAGATCGGTATGACCTACGACCGCTCGACCTACCGCTACGGAACCTTGATCTTCGAGGCGCCGATTCTCGCGGGCATCATCACGCAGATCAACAACTAAGAGGTAACTGGCCGGTCACGCGAAACACGTGACCGGCCAGTACCCTTGGGTTCATGAAACTCATCGCCAGCGACAACGGCGTCAAGGAGATCACCCTGGACGGCTCCGCACCGCTGGCGCGCGGCAAAGACGGGACGTTCGATGTCCCCGACTCGGTGGGCAGAGGGATGCTCAAAGGCTCGGAGTTTGGGCGAGTGGGCACGACGTTTCGCAATTCACGCATCACGGGGTATCGCTGCAAGGACTGTGGACATCTCGGGCTGTTTCGAGACGGATGCAGGTGTGGTTCGACGAACGTAGAGGAGGAACGATGATCTTCAACTTCTGGGTGGTCTCGTTCATCTCGCGCTTCGGGGCCGCCGCCTCCAACCATCGCGGCATTGTCGGCGTCCCCTACACCCAGATCGCCTACCAGAAGTTCCCGCGATGTCGGTAGTCAACCCCACCAACCAACAGTGGGGACGCATCGAGCCGTACCTGTCGCTGGCCGAGTTCAAGGCGTCACCAACCGCGAGCATGCTGAACTACTCCACCTTCGTCGAGGGTGGTTCACCGACGGATCAGGACAACGCGCTCTACCAGCTCATCTTGCGCGCCTCGTCCAAGTGCGACGTGCACACGATGGGCCAGTTCGGCACCTTGAACGCCACGACGGTCATAGAAC